TGCTGAATGACCAACTGCTGTATTTTGATTACCAGTACTGTTTGAATTACATGCTGCAAATCCAATTGCTGTATTTGATGATCCTGATGTATTAAGTATTAATGCATCTTTACCAAATGCACTATTATCACTACCTAAAGAATTTCCCTGTAAAGATCTAAATCCAACTGCAGTATTACTTATACCTGTAGTATTATTAGATAACGCATTTGAACCTACACCAACATTTTGAACACCTGTTGAATTTGCATATAATGCTCCACCTCCTATTGCTGTATTATGTGTTCCAGTAGAATTATTTGTAAATGCTTGTTTACCATATGATGTATTGCTATCAATATTACCTTTACCATTATTCCATACTGTACGGTCACTTTCATTATACTCAAACCAATAAGGTAATGAACTACCTGCATAGTTAGGAATATTTAATGTAGAACCAATTAATGTAGCTGGTCCTGATGAACCTGTAGTTGTTAAAGTAATTGGAACTGGTAATAAACTAGAAATACTACTTACTAAATCTGTAGTAGTTATTAATGCTGGTTGGTAATTACCATAGAAGTTTGTATCTCTTACACCTACCGTAAATAAATCCGTGGCATCAAGAATTGTTCTAACCTTCTTATTATCAATTAGGTTAGTATAATTTGTTATATTATTTAACATTGTAGTTTATTTTAAAAATTATATAATTCAAAGTAAATGTATAATTTACCTGATCCTTGATTGCTTCCTGCAGCTATTGGACTTGCATTGTATAGTGCGCAACTAATTCCAGGTAAGAAACCAGTTGAAACAAAGTATGGTACAAAATTATCATCACCTAAAGGATTATAATATAAAGATGTTTGCATATATACTCTATCTGCATCTGTAAAATCTACTGAGTCATTAGTAATAATTAATGGTACAGCAGAAGCAAATCCTGGTAAAGGAACTGGACCTGAAGGTAAGTTAAATACTTCAATTACACCTTTTTGAGTTGTTACTGGAACTATACTAGTTACATCTAAATCTACTGTATAATATTCTGTATTTGATTTATCTGCAGAAACTACTGCATCAGCTAATGGTAAACCATAAGTTTGATATTGATCATCTCTTTTAGTTTGAGACACACTAGCACCAAGAACTAATAAATCTGTTTTAGCATCATTTGCTTCAGTTCTAATTAGGTCTTGTTTTTTTAAAAATAAAAAATTTAAGATATCCATGACTTTATTTTATTAATACGTATAACATAATATACACAATATTAATATAAAAACAAAATCCCAGACTATTAATCTGGGACTTCATCAACTTCAAAAACTATTTAAATAAATCAGCAGTTACAAATATAAATAAAAAATCCCAATAAGTATAAAAACCTATTGGGAAATTTTCAGTGAAAAGACTGAGAAAAAAGGAGATGCTAAAGTATATATAATATTTTAATTAATAAACCTTCTGCCTCTCTTTTTTCTAACTTTTTTTGGTTTTACTAAACCACGTCTTGCAGATTGTCTATGTTTTATCATTGCATTCTTCATCCGTGCATCTTCTGCCATAACAGTTCTTTCTCTATTTGAAAGATCATCATTATGTGTCCTACCCTGATTATAGTTAGGGCCTTTTATATAATGCGCGCATGATGATAACAATAATAAAACTAATAAACATCTCATTTTTTCAATTCAGCAATTCTTCTTTTTAGATACACTTCAGCTTTTTCTAAATCCTCTATTTCTTTATTGGCATCTTTTTTACCAGCTCTTGCAATATACTTAATAACATTACCTAAGTAAAAGTCTTTATCTAGACCCCATGCTTCTAATACATTAAAGACTTCATATGGATTATTTTCTCCTCCATAATGATTTGGTCTTATTGCATTATTATATGTTAATGTATTTGCCGGTATATTTGGATTAATAACTTCATTTGATTTAAATGGGTTATAATTAATACCAATATTCTTTAATGTAGTTGTATATATTTGCTTGTCTTTATTTGCAGCAATCTCAGCCATTATTTTCAAACTCCTATTATAAGTAGATGATGTCTCTGGTTTATTCACCATCTTCTTATATTCATTACATACTAACTCACTCATCTTACCAAACAATTGCAACATCATACTCACTGATCATAAGCTTAATGCTTTCTTCAACTTCAATTACTTCAGCACCTTTAATTGCATTAACTGAAACATATACAAACTCACCAGCTTTTAAATCTTCAACATCTTTACCTACTGCATACACTTCTAAACGTGTCCACTTTTTCATTGCCTCTTGCTCCATTGAAGCTTTATCCGCTTCACTTAATTGGATAGCTGATTCTTTCATCTCTGGTTGATTAACCAATACTCTACGTCCTTTTAGAATCTTAAATGCTTTACTCATGACTTTTTATTTTTAATTATAACTTAACATTTCTACTTTCAATTTTGGATAACTATGATACCCCACCAAACTAAAGTCCTGTAAAGATAATGAATTTATTACACTATTAAAGTTTAAATGTGATGGATTATCTAAAAAAAGTTTAAACTTAGATTTATTTATTTCTAGTTTACTTTCTCCATGTAACTCAGGATCTCTAAACATTAACTCTTTTGCTACATTAATTTGGTTATCATATATATGTACATTCTTTAGTTCTCCTATTACTGCTGCACATTTATATCCCGTCATTATCTCTAGTACTTGTGCAAGTGCTGCATAGAACATTATATTAACCGGAGTACCTAAGAAAAAGTCTGTAGATCTCTGACTCCATACAAGATTGAACTTATAAGTATCATCATATGGTTGGCACAATACCTGGAAGGAATAATGACACGGAGGCAAACACATCTTAGGTAAATCTGCAGCATTCCATGAGTTAACTATTAATGATGTTGACATAGGAGTTTTAATCATGGAAGAAACAAGGTTAAATAACTGATCAACTCCATTGGCATTTCTCCACTGATGAGAATAGATCTTACCCATATTATATGCTGATGAAGCAGACTTATCCTTTTGTTCTTTTTTATTTTCTTTCCAACCTTCATATAAATAATTTGCTGCAGCTTCAGAATAGTTGTGAAAGTGTGCCCAATCTTTATCCCAGAATCTAACACCCATTTTCCATAAGTCTCTTATATCTGTAGAACCAGACATAAAAAATAATAACTCAGCAATTGCACCTTTAAAATAAACCTCCTTAGTAGTTAATGCAGGAAATCCAACACTTGGTCTGCAGTAAAGATTGATCATTGGTATCTCTATTCTCTCTACCCCTTTTCTATTTGGGTCTTGATATTTATAACCCCCATAATAAATTTCCTCTAAAATCTTTTTGTACTGTGAATCAAATACTGCCATATCATATTTATAAAAAAGCTTTCCCTAAGCGCGCTGTTCTATGGGAAGCGGGGAAAGCATGTTACAAAAAATAAGCTTCAAGATTTTACCCTGAAGCTTATTTTTCCAATCAATCAAAAAAAATAAAATGAACCTTTCACATCCATCATGATGCAAAGATAATATTATTCTGCTAATTCTTTATAAATTTTTTCAAATATTTTTCCTGACATGATAGAATACTCCCCGTACCAATCCTGTATAACATAGTCCCCCGGTTGCACTCTAATTTCTCTAGGCCCCACATGTATATAAAACCCTTTAAATTTTTTGTCCCTAAAATCAATAAACCCTTCAAAATTTTCTTGACCCGCAATCTTAATTGCCATTTCTTCTGTGCCATCCCATTGTATTGCTTCAACTGTAGATGGTCTTTCAACATACTTTTTCATACTAACAACTTTAACACTACAAAGATATAAAAAACCCAGGAAGTAATTCTTGATCAGAGAAACTTTCCTGGGTGTTGCTAACAGTTATATGGTTGTCTATAGAGGTAACGCGTTTACACCTATAAATCAGATCCACTTTCCTGCGCAGAGAAGGCCAGATCTAGTGAGCAGATCTTACGGTATGCTTACCTGGCACTGGACCTGCAGATACTATCTACAGGGATGATACAACTAAAACCGTAACACGGCTTCTTTACTCCTTTAACACTAACACCCAATATTGGGATGGTCAATGAGCTAATACAAATATAAAGTAATTATTTACTTTTTATTATAACCTTCTACTTGTCTACGTTGTCTATCTTTAGTTCTTGCATCTTGCCAATGAATTGCTTCTTCAATCTTTGTAATACTCAAAGCATTTTCTCTACAAGGAAAAGCATCATTCAGACTTTCAAATAAACACTTAACATACTTAAGCATATCTAATGCTTGTACACCATTAACACCTACTTCACTAATAGGATCAGATTGTAAAGTAAATTTTACTATAGGTGCTACACCTTTTACATCTTCTGCATTTTCAATTTCAATAAATGTTCCAGGAATCTCTGGATAACATTCATCATTATATTTTAACAATGCTTTTTCTACGTGTCTCATAATATTAATTTTTTTACAAATATAAAACAAAATCCCCAGACTGGCATCTGAGGATCTTCTTACCTAACTATTCAACTTGTGTTTTTATGATACAATACAAATATAATAACATTGGTACAATATCAGATAATAATCTCCGGGAATTTTCACCCCGTGTGTGATACATGACTTGACTTACGCCTTTTGGGCGGAATGTATGTAGGAGAGGGAGGTGACCCCTAAACTGCAAGCCCCCGGCCCTTGCGCCAAGACATGGTACCCCCTGTCTTTTCACAATGACCTAAGCAGCTCTGCGCAAAGCTCCGCCAACTTTTACCTCTGGCAAAAAGTTACTACACTCTGCTTGATCTCCTTGACCTTGGCATCTTGCTGTCTGCTTCTGGCAGCCATCAACATGCTCTGCTAACCCTGAGGTAAACTTGAAATTATAAATTTAAAGTTATGAAAATCATAGTATCTACGGCTCCATTCAGCAAAAATGCTGATGCAACCTACGTTAATGTTGTTAACAACAAAGTAAAAAACTTTGTCATCAACAACAAGTATGCCGCCGGTGTTGGCATACCTGCGGGCTCATTTGCCATTGTAAACTATACAATGGAAAAAAGCCCTTGTGGCCAGTTTGACAATATCAAACTTGCCCTCATTGCTAAAATCAGTGCAGCTGATTTTGCAAAGCTAGTGCTCAGTGAGGATTAACATCCTCCTGGGCATTAGCTCTTTTTTTTCTCTTGTAAACCTGAATAGCTCATGCATACAGCGCATACATATGCAGGAGCTATGAGCCCTTTTTTTCTAACCCTTAGCTTAAAGGGATATACTATGTTTAACTAAAAACTTATAAACGATGAAAGCAGTATTCAAGAACTCTTATCCAAGTAAAAACGGTAATGAGGTATTCGTATTCAGACTAGCAGGTAGTGCTGAAGAGTTGGAACAATATGTGACTGATAGTCCATTAATGCCGGTTGATGATGATGGTACGCCGTTATTCATGACTACGTATCCAACTATCAACTATGCTGATAAGGCAGGTGTTGATGTGTACAGAAGTACTAAAGGCAAATATAGCCTTGAGAACTCTGAGATCAGAAGAGCTGAAGCTTTGGCTAAAACCATGGGAGCTAGTTCTGAGTTCAGAAGTGCTATGGTGCAACAAGTACTGGGTTCAGTATTTAAACTGACAGCAAGTAATCCATTTGCTGCTGCAACAGCAAGTAAAACTGCTGAAGTTGCACCATCTGATCTGGAGTCAGATGTAGTCGGGGAATAATAGTACCCGTTGAAAGATGTCCCGTGACACAGGGGGGTGAGAAGTCTTGGAACTCAATGTGTGAAAATATTGCAGTAGTAATGTAGGAAACTATGTTACTACTGCTTATTTGTTCTGTTACCCTTTTTTTTGCTAACCCTTTGTTTAAAAAGGACAATGTGCTCAATGTATACACATACACACGTGATAATATGTTGATGCATATAGTTATTATACTGCTACTTACCTACTTATTAACGCATAAACAAGATTAGAGTTTTTGTGTTGTATAAGATATTGTATGCTCAGTCAGCATTAATAAGATTATACTTATATATTAATGTGATGCTTGGTACAATAAGAATACTTTGTATCCCACCTGTGGGCAAAGTAGACTCACATCCTGATAATCAAGCAGTTATATTTTGGGAAAAATTAAAATTGTGGGTGAATGAGAGGGTGAAAGTGGTGGACTGATAAACTTCCACCTAAACAAAAGCTTCAACTAGCATATGTAAATGCCTGATAAAGAAGATATAATAAGAAATATATAGCTAAATGAGTATATTAGTACTTGTATAACTATATACACTAGTATTATATATACTATTATTACTATTACTTATATTAGTATTAGTACACTAAAGAGGAAGAGTATAATAGTATCCGGTTAATTTGTAAATTCAACTAAAAACTATAAACAATGGAAAACTTAACAGTAAGATCTAAAACAGTACTTGATATATTC